GTCGTATGCTTCCCTAGCTAGTGTTAGCCAAGGAGACTTTTCATCATCAAACCCGTCATTCAAAGGGACTTCGTTTTCATTCATGCGTCAAATCTCGCCTCACCCCGTATATCCCTCTCAAGATTATTCATCTCATCTTCTTTCATAACGCCACGGGATACTTTAGCCCTTTCGAGCAATTCCCCAGCCCACCGCATAATGTTTTTGTACTCGGGATCGATATCGTTAACCCTGACCCACATTCCATACCGCATCGAGAGGTTTTCATTCCATATTGCTAACATGGAGTAATCATTACTTGGTCCGACAGCCCATAAGTGACCGGGATAATGCTTGTCCAGAGTATCTGCAACATTTTTTACCAAACTGGTAATCGTTGCCTCTTTCTCCATCCCCCGCTTGTGTTCGTCGATAATGACTTTCATTACGATGCGACAGGTGTGCTACCAAAGAATTGGACATAAATAGCGATAACAACAATCACAGCAATAGCGCCATAAATTATTGGTTTTTTCATTACTCGTGCTTTCAGTTTGTCAAACATAGTTACCTCATCTTTTTAGGCCCATATGGCCTTTTGGGGTTTTCATATATCTTCGTTTGCGGGAATATATAAACTGGGACTGGTTCTTCAGGGCCAGCAACCCTCTCTACCAATTCTCTCCAGTTATACCTTCTCTCTTTTGGGCTTGCGAATTTCTGACTCAATGTAGCACCACCTTCGGTTGGTCTTTATGCACAATGCCTACCGTTTCTTTAACTATCTGATCTAACAACCCACTGAGTGCAACAGTTATCTCCATCTGATTTAATTCATCTTCCGAAGCATCAATAAAATGAGAAAGAAACATCACAGCAATCTTGTTCGGGTCTACAATCCCTTCATCAATAATCATTATGTTTCCTTTGTGTTCAGTAGGCTGGAAGCGCCTCGGGCTCCAAGTCTTCTGGGTGCATGAATTGAGGTGGGGATGCTTCTATGTCATAAATTCTTGACATAGCATCAAGCATATCGACATGAACCGCAGGGAATAGGTTGTATTCGTTATCAATCATCCTCTGGGTTAAGTCGTATACGCGACCATTCTCATCTTTTTGTCTTATGGGGCGCACGATCAGAGACGCATCTCCAAGTTCAAACGCCTTTTTTTGCCTCGATGTCATCGAGTCGGAAGAAGGGGCCAAGAAGAAGCGCCAGTTCTCAAAGTCGGGCTGAAGTCGTTGTACGCGATCCCGTTTAGAACCCGGCCCTTCTCTTGGCCAAGCTAGTTCTTCGATGGGGAAGTGGTTATTTTCTATCCTCATCATTTCCCTGAAATGCTCAATATCAGAATCCTTACCGTACCTTTCGTATCCAACCTTCACGGTCATTGTTCCGGGCTGCTTTATCCATTTCTTTCGAATTCTGGATAACGCTTGCCATCGCTCTTTCAGGTTAAGGCGGTGACATAACCCATCAAGTAGATACTTGTTGAATTGAGAATCTATTCCGATAACAGCTATTGCCGTTCTATCGGATGTTTGCTTTTTGGAATGGGCCGGGTCGCAGAGGATATATATATTCAGAACTCTTGGGCGTATCTCTATACGCCTGATCCACTCTGGATCAAATACCTGCTCTGAACCTGCTATCGGGTTCTGTAACATCTGACAAGCCAGAACATACTGACCCATCGATGTCTTTTTCTTATCCCATTCGTCCGTTGATAATAGAATCGGATTGCCGTCTGGCGTTCCGGTGTCTGTCGCCGGGTAGATTCGCGTTACTGTCCCGCGATCTATTATTTCCCTATAAGTGTCCGCGTAATGGTAGCGAGTACCAATGTACCACTCACGGTTTTGACCACCAGCCAAGTTCTGGCTGAGATCGAGAGCCTCTGTTGTTTTCGAAATCTGGTCAGGCGTGTTAACGGAATCTCTGGTAACAACATCATCATAGATTCTAAGATCATAATGGCGGGATATTGGCTGACCATCAACAAGGCCCCATGCTTCAACAGTTGCTTCTTTGGGATTAGATTTGCGCCTAACAATGATCCCAGCGTCCTCACTCCATTGAGGAGAATCCTGTCTTGGATTCGCATAGCAAATGTCTGGATATAGGTCCCTAAGAAATTCATTGACCTCAAACTCTCTTTTTATTTGTTTTAGGAACCCCTTTGCGATAGGTCTCGTGTGGGAGAATATCCCTATCGTAATGTTTGGGTCTCTTAGGATTTCTTGGATCGCACCCGCGTAAGTTATTAACGTGGACTTGTAGTGACCACGAGCCCACAAATCAAGCACACCGTCTGGAGTCTTCTCAACTTCCCTGCATCGGTCATATAACCAAGGATGAACCGCATCCTTACGGTTAAGAAGAACTACGAGAAGAAACCAGCGGTCTACTTTGGCTAATTCCTTAATCAGCCATTTATCGTAATTTTTTTCCAGTAAGTTCTTATAGAACGTACCAGCCTGTTCTAGAGAGGCTGTGGGGAGATAATTTTGGGCCTGTTCGATAAAATCATTATGATTCATCTACCACCTATCAGGTCCAGCCCTACCACCCATGCCTCCACCGCCGTTATTACCTTGATCCCCTCCTTGCTCTGCCGCCGAGGTGTCGTCCCCATAATCCCCTTCGCCTTGCCAAGTGCTGTAACCCGGATCAGAAACGTAACCGCCCTCTCTACCACCCACCCATCGTGTTGTGGGTGCTGGCGTAGTTGTGGGGGGCTTTGTTGTTCTAGGTGGCCTTGTTGTTCTAGGCGGTTGTGTAGTAGCCGGGGGCTGAGTAGTTGCTGGAGGCTGAGTAGTAGCCGGGGGCTGAGTAGTAACAGGCGCATCTGTTTGTCCGCCATCATCCCCTCCATCATCAGCCGGAGGATTCGTGGTCGGGTCTGTGTAATCAATCTCTTGCGGCGCTACCGTTATCGGAACGGGTGCCGGAGTTGTGGTTGCAGGTTGCTTGAACTTATCCCACCATGACCAATCTATATTCATTCCTGAAGGGACGTTGTAGGAGAAGTTCATAACCCCGGCTCCACGAGCCTCTGATGGATTCGGGTATGCTTTACCTGTTATGGGGTCGTACACGATTGTCATCACGTCGCCGGGTGACTGAACCGCCCACGCGGGAGGTCTGCTTCCGGTAGACGTTGTTTCAACACCAGACGCTGCCGTCGGGTCAGAAGACGCAGTAATAACGGCTTCTTGCGCCGCTATAGCTGACTGAGCCTCTGCTTGGGCTACTGATTTAAGTTTTCGTAAAAATGCTAGGCTGAACATTATGTTTGATTCTGTCTCTTTTTCTCAGCTTTTAATCGCTTGTGCAATTGCTTACTCCAAGTTCCCCCGGCAGCTTCTATCGCTTTTCTTGCTTGGCCCATCTTGAATTCACTGCCAATTTTTGATAAAGCTGAAGTCACTGAAGCATCATCTGCCCCCGTGAACTTGAAGTCTCCGCCATATCGGTCAGTTTCTTTAGCTCCTTTTCTCAGCGCCTTGCTTAAAGTCTTGCTCTCATCCCAAGTTCCGCCGCCGAGTTCTATCTGCTGTTTGGCTCTGCCCATCATTCCAGCGTCAGCGAAACGCTTTGCTTCAGCTAGACGACCTGCGCTAACTCCAGCAAATGGGTTAGGTGTTGTTGTAGGTGCTGGCGTAGTTGGCGCTGGGGTTGTTGTGTTTCCACCGGACGGGGGTTCTGTTGGTGGATTGGTGTTATCACCTGCATCCGGGGCATTCGTGTTCACACCCGGTTTTATCGTATTTTGCGGGGCTACTGTTATCGGAACCGGAACTGGAGTTGTCGTGGGCGGTTGTGTGAATTTGTTCCAGTACGACCAGTCCACTTGTACCCCTGATGGCACGTTATAGCTGAAGTTGGAAACACCAGAAGCCATAGCGGCAGCAGGGTTAGGGTATGCTTTACCTTCCGGGCCATACACAATAGTTTGTGCAACCTTCCCCTTCCAAGTGCCTCCATCAGGGCCTTCCGTCCCCTCGGGGAGAGTTGACAGGTATCGATGATACTCTACAGCCCTCTGGCGTTGCTGTCTAAGCTGCTTTAACCTGTTGAAAAAAGCCGGACTTAGCATTAGGGAGTTCTTATTTTATTGCTTTCGTGAGCCCTAGCTTTAGCCACAGTGTCTTCACGCATTTTCTCCATCTTCGCTATAGTCTGCTCGGTGTTGTCTTCCATCTTACTGAAGACTTCCATCCTCTTTATAGCTGATTGAGTAAAAGGGGCCAGTTCGGATACACTCTTTGCGCGAGGCTTGCTCCTGTAGCCTACGTTTCTTCCTTTGGGGGCTAGATTGTCTGCCATGTTATTTCATCGCTCTGTTTCTGGACTGAGTAGTTACTCTTAAATTAGCCGGGTTATTAACCAGCGGCTGTTTGTTAACGTGGTGAACATCTTTCTTGTCGCCCTTGGTTACCTTACCCAGCTTAACCATCTTCCTTCGGGCTTTGTTGCGGGAACTTCTTTCTGCAATTGCTTTAGGGGATGAGTGAAATTTTTTATATTCCCTTTTGTAATTGCGTGGTTTTCCGCCTCCGGTGTTGTACTCAGTGGGTGTTCTTGCCGTTATCAGGCCCGGCATATTTTTCTCCCGGTATGCATATGGCGTTTTCAGAAATAGTATTCCCGAATATATTTTTTCCAGAATATTCAGGGGAGTAAAGAGGGGGTTTGTGCCCCTCTACCTGATACTTCAGTTCAGACATTATCTCAAGAATAAGTTCTGTGTTTTCTTTTCTGTCGATTTCCATGTAGACGTATGGTCGTAACATGGCTATGGTGTTCAGACCACCCATCAATACGTCCGGCTCCATCCCCTCGACATCTATTTTGATGAAATCACAACTGGAAAGGCCGATGTCATCTATCTTGCAGATGGCCACCTTATCCCCCTCTCTATCGTCTTCAAGGGAGAGTGCGCCAAAATTCTGTGGTTTGGTAGGGTCTAGGACGGGGCTATCGATTAACTTCTGCACAGAACCGACCCCCATATGCTTGCAATCAACGTTCTGGATAGAGTTGATCGCCATATTGGCGCACAGGGTTTGGAATATGAGCCTCTGGGGTTCGAAAGCAAGAACGTAGCCCTTTTCTCCCACCTTGTTGGCAAACCAGAGTGTGTGGGCCCCTATATTCGCCCCTATATCGAGGACCGTGTCACCTTCTTTGACGTAATCTTCAAAGAATTTGGTTTCCTCTCTCTGGTAGTCCCCATAAACCTCTATGGACTTACCGACATACATATCGTTCTTATTGTAGAGAACGTAACCGTGAGGGGTGTCTTTTATAACGTTATATGATTCAGTATTCATACATCGCTAGTCAATTTGGAAGCTGGACCCGCATCCACAGGAGTGAGAACCAGTGGGGGGTGTGAAGTGAAAAGTGGGCTTAAAGGGATCGTCTATCCAATCCATTTTTGCGTCTGACAGCAATTCCAAAGAGGTGGCATCGGAGAAAATCGTTTCGGATAGCTTCTTCGCATCCTCTGGTAGAGAGGTGGTAGGCGATAGCTTGATTCGATAGCCTGAACATCCGCCACCTTCCAGCGATATCTCTAAAAAACCTTCTCCATTTAGGACTTGGTTCACTTTGTTCTGTGCTGCTTCCGTGATTGTCATCTGTAGTCATCGTCAGGTACATATACATGAGGTTGCCCACACCAAGGGCAATAAAGTTCTTTATTGATCACGTTATGGTCTCCGCCCGGATGTATGGCCAGTGACCAGAATTTAGAGCAGAATACGCAAGTGAAATTCCAGATAACTTCTTTGGTGTACATCACATAACCGCATAGTTAAGGTACACCACCAGCCCAATAGGAGTACCGAGAATTATGGTGATCATGCAAGCTGGGAAGATGAATTCCTTCCAGTGCATTAATATCCCGCCCGGTTACCTTCCGTTGGTGCGCCCCTTTCTGCGGAATCTGGCCTGTGAGGGGGCGGTCCTTTTTTCTTACTCTTCTTCAGCCCCTCTTTTTTACCTCCGGGCTTTCCCGGTGGCCTATGCTTTGGTTTACCACGCTTCGGTTTCGCAGCACCATATTTAGCCATTTTCAGTATCCCTTTTTAGATTTTGACTTTTTCTTGGTCACAGTCTTGGCTCTCTTAACGGCAGTGCCAATTCTACTCGCCATTTTTTTCGTAGCTTTCATCTTTGTAGCCATATCACTCCCCTCTATGTTTCATGTCAGCCCAATCACTTTCAATAGTTTCATCCGTTCCGCATTTCTCACAGAGACAATCGGAGCAGCTACCACCCTCTTCTGTGCATTGGCAATTGAATGTCGTGCAGTCTGGGCAGTTGCAAGTTCTGTTCATTTGAAAAAAACCATTTCACATTGACTCAGTTGTTCTTTTACGTTCTCAGGCTTCAGGTGTTGCGCTAGGAAGTCTCTAAGCCTCTTACCAGTGGGGAAGCGCCCATAGTTCCCATGAATCCACCTACGGGGCTCGTAGTGGCTTGTAAGCACATCTACAACGGCCATAGGGAAGTCCCATTCGTCCTTAAAGAACCTTCCTGTGTTGTCGTTGACGTATTTCCAGCCGCCCAGAATATTTTCGTTCACCAATACTGGCACATTCATGGCCAGAGCCTCTGTAATAACTCTGGGTGATGCGTCGTGCAGGTTAGGAACGAACAGGAATCGGGTCTTAGCCACGATATCCTTGTACTCATTCCACGGTAGAAAGCCCGTAGTGGTCACATTCCAAGGGCAATCCAGCTTCTCTCTTCCTACCAGAACCCCTTTCAGGTCCCCCATCCTGTTAAAACAGCGTTGGGCGAGGTCCCAATTACGGTTCCACGCTTGCCATCCGTCAGGTTGAGGGTCCTCTTCGTTGTCTGGAAGACATACATACACGAAATCTGAGGTTTTTTCTTCAGATGTGGTGAAGTAATCCACCATAACGAAGTCTGATTCAGAGATATCTATGCCCGGAACCAGAAATTCAGCAGCCTCATCGTCGAAACAATGGCACCAAGCATCGACCATTTCAAAATAATTATGGTCGTGATTGAAGACGTACCTGTCTTCGTGGGGGTTATCTATATAAAACGGCCAGCTTTGGTAGCTGGTGAAGCCGATAACCGACCCTTCCTCCCGAAAATAATGGTAAGCCGCTAAATCTTCATCATTTCGGAAGGGGGCAGTGAGGGCTTTGATCGATAAATCTCTACCGCATTCGTCATTCAGAGCCCTGAAGGGGAATTTAACATCCACCTATAGGAGATTTTATCGACCTTGACCCGAGCCCCTTTCACCGCTGGAGGGACCACCAACGTTCTTAAATCTTGAGCCACCCAAGTCGTCTCTTTGCTTGGCAGACAGCTTATCCCAAGCTGACTGGCTCATAATTGCTTTCCTTTTGCCGCCACCTTTCTTTTGTCTTGACGTTGCTACGCCACTACCCGGATCATCTGGTCTTCCACCTGATCTAGAACCGCTTCTTCCAGCCATCTCGTCATCCTCATGTGTTGTTAAAAAATTTTAGGGCTTCCATTATATACCCCTACTTCTACTGTGCAAACCTATTCCAAAATGGGCCTGAGTTCTATTGCATGGTTATATTCTATGATGGTCCAAGGGCGCTGGCTGTGCGGCGGGTGCGGGTTATCACGCCCGGATCGGCTTTCCCTTCCGCGCCGGGGAGCCTCCTTTTCGCGAACTGGCCGAACACTGTATGGATATACAGGTCGGGCTACTCCTACCAGCTATCGCACTGGCTGTCAATCCCTGTCCGGGGCTGGCCTTCGGGCCTTCCTCGATTGCCTTCCACGCGGGCCTTCCGCGTCTGGCCCCCGGTCCCGGCACTGCTGACTGGCAGTAGGCCAGCCTGACCTGCCGGGCACAACCTGATCCTGTCCCGATCCCATCCCGATCCCGTGTCCGGCCTGACCCTGTCTGTGGGAGTGGCTGGTGACGGCTGGCCTGTCCTGAGTCTAGGTCTATCCCTCCCCCTATCTGGAGCATTCAGTGACGGGCATTCTGTGCGGTCTGAGGGGGTGTTTATGAGGTGCTTGATCCTTCCCTTTATTCCGCCCAAATGTTTCTTCTAATTAATTGTTGGTATGGGGTTGCCATACCGATACTCTTCCTTCATAATCCGTCCCTCAACCCGAACACCACCCGACCATAAGGAAACGCTAATACAGACCTAACACCACATACCTGTCTCAGGGGTTGATACTGGGGGCTGATGTCTAAACTCGATAACTAACGTGTGACGGCGAGAATACAAAATCAATTAACAAGATGGTGCGTATCGTGCTGGTGATCGAGCGGAGCCGAGCGAATGACGTGGGCGTCCCCAGTGGTCACTACCTTATCAACCAGCGTGCGAGCGTAGGCAGACGAACCCATCTTGTGTTACGCCGGGCAACCCTCTCCGGCAGGGAGACCAGAGACAGGTCACATGAGCCACACCTCTTATTAACAAGGTGCAACGAGGGTCAAAGGAATATCGATAAGTGCTGAGACGGGCCGGGAGACTACCGACCTCTCTCGTGACGATATGTCGCCGACACTCAGTACTTATCGATGTTCCCTTTCAACATTAGGAGATACCATGAAACGCAAATCATACGGACACGGTACTGATACCCCGATCACGATGGATATGGGCGGGTTCTACGTTCATTACCGCAATCATCTGGGCGGTGCCCGAAAGGATTTCCACAAGGTTGTCGATCACACCAACGCCTTGCGAGAAACCATCGTACTGCATGGCGGTGAGATTGATGACTCACCTTGCCGAATCGAGCGCATCGATATCTTCGGCAATCACACTCACACTTGGACATCGGACAATATCTGGGACTCGTGTCTCAGGTTGCAGTGGTCCGACCGTGACGATTACGAGCGCAGAGAACGTCGCCG